TCCTCTACATCGACTTCACGGCGCACACGGCGGGGGAAACGGTCGTGATTCGGGAGTACCACAGGCTGTTTGCTGGCGGAGCATACGTGCTCTTCGACACCACCACACAGGCGGGCGCGCTGGTGCCGCCGGGTATGAAGGTGGAACTAAGCCCGAACCGGCATGGCGTCCGCGTCAGCATCCAGAGAACGGGCGGCGTCAATCGCGCGTACCCGTGGTTCGTGGCATACGAGGTTTAGCCGATGCCCGCATATGACAACTACGAACCGAACATCGAGGCCCTGCTAGACCTGCCGTTCCGCGAGGGTGTCGGCACGGTGACGCACGACGTGGCGCGGCCGCATCACCCGGTCGCGCTTCTCAACACGCCGACGTGGGCATGGCTGGCGAGTGGGCTGGGCGCGATGGCGTTCAACGGCACGAACGAACACCTCCGTAGCCTCGGGGCGGACACGGCGGACCTGGACTTCGCCGACGGCGACTACAGCATCGGCCTCTGGTTCTATGACGACAGCGGTTGTGGGGACGATTCCGAGGAGCTAATCAACCGCTTCCTTCTCAACAACAACGGCTGGGAACTGTATCTCTACACAAACCAGATTCTCACCCTCCGGCACCACCATGCGGCGGGAGCAACGACGCGGACTGCCTGCTATTCGGAGGGATGGGCACCGGACGTTTGGAACTGTGTGGGCATCAGCCGGAGCGGAGCCACCGCCCAGTTCTACCGCAACGGGGAGCCTGTTGATACCACGTGCAGCGTCGGCGGCATGATAGACCCGGAGGGCTGCGCTGCGAACCTCTACGTGGCCTCACAGGGCGCTGGAAACTGGTTTGGCGGGCAGATGTGGCGGCCGCGTGTCTGGAACCGCGCGCTCTCTGCTGACGAATGGCGGCTACTGTACAGGCGAGAGCGGAGGTGGTTCCCATGATAGGGAAAACCAAACAGCTTCGCGAACTCGACGCGCAGCAACTTGACATCGCGGGCAATGCCACCATCGGCAGGGCCGTCACGCGCACGATTCGTGTCAGTCCGGACGGTGACAACACGGACGGCTCATCGTGGGCAAAGGCCATCAACAGCCTGTCCGACGCGCTGGACCTGTGCAGCACCGACGTGACGCAGGCGACGCTCATCCTCGTCGGGCCGCAGACAGGGAACGTCCATTACGACATCAACCGGGCTGGCGACCCGTCGTGGTCTTGCAACGTCATTATTCAAGGCACACACCGAACGTGGGCCAAGATTATGAACGACCACCCCGGTGCCACGTCCATTATGAACTTCACCGGCTACACATCCCTGAACAACCTGAACTTCAACCTTGGCACGGGCAACAATGGGGTGAGCATTGCGAAGGGAGCATTCCGGCTCGGCCACGTCCAGTTCATCGGTGAAGACCTGGCCTCTGCCAAGACTGCCTTGACCCTCGGCAACGGGACCGTAACCTGCAAACACGGCAAGGCCCACGACGTGGAGTGGCTTGGCGACGGCGGTACGCACATGAAGGGCTTGCTGCTAAACAAGGTAGAGAAGTCTCGCTTTGAGGTGCTTCGGTTCCATGAGTGCCAGACGGCTATCCAGATTATCCACGCCGACTCCGACTCGAACATCTGGGAGGACATCGATATCGGCCACAACACGCTCGGGCTGGACATCGACGCGGGGAACACACAGCACTTCCTTGGCATTGACCTGCACGACAATACGACCAATGTGGACGATGAGGTAGGCGACCACATCTGGGAGGACATCCGCGGCGAGTTCCCCATCGCCATCGAGCCTGCCGACCTCACAGGCACGGCAGTCAACACCCACGTCAACGCGAACACATGGGGCGCGGATACGCAGCTACGTGCGGCCGCGGCGTCCACGGTGCCGTTCAGGATTGTCGGCGTCAGCGTGGAGCCGAGCGCGGCAGGCTGGTTCAGTGTGCGGTTCAGCGCGGACTCTGGCGCAACGTTCTATGACGAGGTGCTCTTTGACGCCACGAAGCGCGAAGGACAGGCGGCTCCGCCCGGCACGGAGTTCATCTTCAACGCAGGCACGCGCATCTCCGCATCAGCCCAGAGCGACACTGGCAACGACACCGTTCAGGTGTGGCTAGAGATACAGGAGATATAGATGACCGACATCGAATTGGTCCGGCTCCTGATAGGCACCGTCATTGAGGCCACATTCACGGACGCCCAGATTCAGGCGTTCATTGACATGGGCGGGTCTGTGTTCATGGGCGCTGCGCTGGCCCTCAAGTCGTGGGCGGCTTCTATCGCCAATGAACTGAAGTCAGAGCGTATCGGCGACTACGCATACACGCGGGCGGACGTGGAGAACGCCCTCAAGATAGCCGAGAACTTCGAGCAGCGTGACGCCAGCATACCGGAGATGGACTGGGCAGAGATGGACCTGATGGATGTTGAGGAGGATGTGTGAGTTACGTCACGCTTTTGATAAACACGGCTGTCATTGAACGCTACGTTGCGGGTGCTGCCGACGCTTACGGCAACCCGACGAAAGCGTGGGGCGCGCACCTCACGGTTGACGGGCGGCTCAGTTCGGCCAACGGACGGCAGCGACAGAACGCCACGGAGGTCGTGCAGGTTGACGAGGTGCTGTTCCTGGAGGACGTGGACGTGACAGAAGCGGACCGTGTGACGGTGGACGGCGTGCTGTACGAGATTGTGTTTGTGACCGACAAACAGGATTCGGCAGGCGACCATCACAAGGAGTTGGATTTGGTACGGGTGAAGCCATGAGGTTTGAAGCGAAGATCGACCTTGACCTCAATATTCCCGAGTTGAAAAAGGCAACGGAGGAAGCTACGCGGCTGGGGATGCGGGATGTCACGGTTCAGATCCACGCAGAAGCAATCGACCGCGCCCCGCCGTGGGATCACCCGCACCCGACCGGAACCAACCGGCGCTCCATTGCGGCTGAAGTTTCGGGCATGGGGTTGGTGGCGACGGGGGGTGAAGGTAAAGCGGAGCGCGTGGTAGACGAGGGCAAAATCCAGGGCGCGGTTTACAGCACGAGCGGGTACGGCGGGTACCTGGAGGTCGGCACAATCACGCCCAAGCGCGTGGCGCGGCCCTACCTTGCCCCGGCCCGCGACAAGTTCTATACGGAATCGAATCTGGGCAATGCCATCAAGAGGCACATGAAGTGACCGGCGACCCGCTCGCAATCATGCACGCGTGGCTCCTGACAGTCGCGCCGCTGGCAGCCATCGTCGGCACGCGCATCTATACGCCGCGGCTGCCCGAGAAGGCGACGCTCCCCGCTCTCTCGTTCTTCATACGCGGCGGTTCGGCGAACGCGCACATCCCGCCGATTCCGTCGCCATCGTTCCAGTTTGATTGCTGGGGCACGACCCCGCAAGAGGCACGGTCGGTCTACATCGCGCTATATGACGCGTTGCAGGGCGCACAGAACGTATCCGTCGTCTTGCCGGGTCCGATTACATACCGCCTGATGTGCGGCGTAGAGGAAGTGCAGGGACAGGATATCCAGCCCGTAGACCCGAAGGACTATGACCGAGTGCTGGGATTGTTCTCAGTCACGATGGAGGTGTAGCGAATGGCAGACGAGACAGGCAAGGAAGCGCCTCCAATTCGACGGAGACGCACGCCACGGGCCTCGCGGGTATCCAAGCCCAGAGAGGCGAAGAAACGGCCCCCTCCGGCGACCGAAGCGCCGACACCGGAGCGGCTTGAGGACATAGAGCAGTCGGTGCTGCGAGCAAGGAAACGAGCGCATCAACAGATGCTGAGAGGACACTGACATGGCAGATCAAACAATGGTGGTCCTAGAAGGGCTGAAGTCGGGGCCGGTAGACCTCTGGGCTGCCGCCGAGGTGCAAAACGGCAACGACGCGGGGGGCGACAGTTGGTTCATCCCGAACGATGGGAAGACCATCCTAATCTTCAACGGTGTGGCCGGAGACACGATCACCTTCACGGCGGTAACAGACGAATACGGCCGGACGGAAACACTGGCACCTGTCGTGGCTATGGGCGGCGTGGGCGTGTTCGGGCCGTTTTTGCCCGAACTGTGGAATAACAGCGATAGTCAGGTTCAGTTCGACCTCACGGCTGAGAACGCTGGAGACCAGCTTATCGCCATGAGGATATCGAAGCCGACCTAGCCTCCGGCGACGGAGAGGACGCGCTAAAGGAGGCGCAACATGGCAAATACCAAGAACAGGGTCATCGTGGGCGTGGCCGACATCGAGATTCGCTACCCGGTAGGGGGCGTCTACGTGGACGCTGGGTATACCGAGGATGGCGTGACCCTCGAAGTCGCGACGGACACGGCGGACATCGAGGTTGAGGAGGAGACCGTTCCCATTGAGCGGGTGATCACGAAGGAAACCGTCGCCGTCACCCTCAATATGGCTGAGTCCTCACTCTTCAACATTGACAAGGCCATTCCTGGCTCACTGCTGGCCGGTGCCGTTATCAGCATCGGTGACGGAGCGATCAAGGAGATGTCGATCCGAGTGACCGGCACTGCTCCGCCCCCGGCTGCTTTGGTGACGCGTACCATCGAGATTCCGCTTGCTACGGCTGTCGGCACAGTCGGGATGCCGTACCGAGTCGGGGAGAAGACCGTCGTGCCGTGCCGGTTCGAGGCGCTGAAGGGTGCCGCGGCCGCCTGCACGATTACCGACACCTAGACCCCATAGAGGAGGAGTACCGTGGCACCAAGAGGGAAAGCCACAGATAAGGCGGCCGCGCCTACGCAAGCAGCGGCCGTCGAGGATACGGCAGCAAGGACCGAAGAGGACATCCTGCTCCAGCGGCCCATTGAGGTCACGCTGGCGGGGAAGTCTTACGAGATCGCCTTGCTGCCGATTCGCGCTCAGGCCGCATGGAGGCGGAAAATCGTCCCGCTCTACACGGAGTTCTTGGGCCTATCGGAGGTTGACTCCGATGATCCGGAGGCGTTCCGGGCCGGGATGATGCGCGTCCTTGCGGGAGGACCGGACGATCTGATCGACCTGTTCTTCGAGTACGCCGTCGATCTGGACAAGGACGAGATTCTGGACACGGCTACCGAATGGGAAGTAGCTGAAGCGCTCCGGCAGATCGTGGCCGTGGTGATACCCGCCCCTTTACTGGAGAGCCTGAGAGGGACGCTGGGCAGGGCGGTTCAGTAGGCAGCCTGTTCGAGTTTGCCCTTATGGAATGGGGCGTCGATCCCGTCTACATCATGGACCACTGGACGGAGGAACTCCTGACGCTGATGACGACGAAGATGGTGGAGCGGAAGAAGCACGAGGCGGAACCGCCCAACCCGAACGCCGGTATCAGGGACATGATTGGCCCAGAGGCCCGCCTACTACCGGGAGTTGAATACATCGACAAACGGGAGTCTGACTGATGGCAATAACTGTTGGCGACGCTCTTTTGCGCATGGGCGTCAAGAAGGACCAGTTCGAGCGGGACATTGACGGCGCGCAGAAACTCGTCAAGGACCGCATGGCGAAAATGCAGCAGGCTCTCAAGATGGCGGGCGTTGCGTTCACAGCTATGGGCGCTGCTGGTCTGAAGCTGGTTGCCGACTCCCGCAAGATCAACGCGGCACTTGAAGCCACCGGCGTCACACTCGGCCTCACGACTGAAGAGATGCGCGATATGGCGCTGGAGGCCACCAACGTCACGTTCAGCCTGGACGCTGTGACGGGTACGTTTGAGCTTCTTGCACGCGCTGGGCTGCGCGGACGCGAGGAGATGGTGGCTTCGGCAACCGCCATCGATACGCTTGGCGACGCGGTTGGGGTCACTGCCGACGAGATGGCGGCTACGCTCATACCCGTCTGGAAGGCGTTTGGCGTAGAACTGCCGAAGACAGCGGGGGACCTTGACCACTTCACATGGTTGGCGAAGAACACGACTGTCAATCTGTCTGACTTCGGTTCTGTGCTGGCCTACCTCGCGCCCGAGATGGACAACCTTTCCCTGTCAATGGACGATGCCATAGTGATGCTGGCGGCAATGGAAGGTAAGGGACTGACGGGTTCCGCTGCCACCCGCGTGTTCCGTACCGCCGTTACGGAGGCTGTAAACGAAAACAAAGACCTCTCGGAAACGCTGGGGCTGACGAACGAGGAGATGGACCGATACCGGGCGCAGATGGAGGACACGACCGGCATCACTCAGCAGTACGCCGACGCCGCCAATAGGCAGTACGGCCTCATGGACAAGCTGAAGCAAACGTGGTCAGAGTTGACGCTGCGGGTCGGGTCGCTGTTGCAACCACTGGAGCCGCTGCTGGGGATTATGACGGCGCTCGGACCGGCCATGATTTTCTTCGGCTCGGCGATGGGAGCAGCGACGCTGAAGATGATTGCTCACACCACGGCCACCATCGCTTACAAGGTGGCCGCTATCGCAGTGACGGTGGCGACTAAGGCGTGGACGGTCGCTCAGTGGCTACTCAATGTGGCGCTCGCCGCCAGTCCCATCGGTGCCATCGCGCTAGCGGTAACCGCGCTCGTTGCTGGCATCACGGCGTTGGTGGTGTTCATAAAGAAGTGGACCAGTGAAGAGGAGAAGGCGACCGCGGCAGGAGAGGAACTGAAGAGCGTCACCCTCGACCAGGTGATTGCGTTCGACAAGCTGGCAGACGGATTCGATGCGGTTGCCATCGCTGCCAAGGAGGAACTGGAATACACGCTCGATGCCAGCAAGCGGAAGCTACAGGATGTCATTGACACCAACGCCAAGTTGAGGGCGCTGCGAGAGGAACACGAGGAGAGTTGGACCGAATGGCTGGATACCGAAGAGGGCAAGCGGCAAGCGAATCGCCAACACTGGTATGACATCCGTCTCGCAGCGCGGAAGGCGTTGTTTGCTGACATGGAGCGCATCGAAGAACAAGCCACAGAGACATTCGCCGAACGTTTCGAGCGCCGCAATCAGGCCGAGATTCAGGCCGTACAGGACCGCATCGACGCTGGCGGCCGCGCACTCGATGCCAGCATTGACCAACTCAACGCTGAAACCGAAGCCGACGCGGCGTTCCTCGCAATCAGACAGGCCAACTACGAGCGGTTCACGGCGTGGCGGATAGCGAAGGACCGGCAGCAGGAAGCCGCGGCGCTGCAACTCAAGAAGGCGCAGGTGGGCCTTGCTGCTGAAGAGCGGAAACGGCTGATGCAGCTTATCGGCAGCAGGCAGATAACGCGTGCGAGAGCGCCTACAACGCGAGAGGTGGCGTGGAGGGCGTTGGCGGGTGGAGAGGGGCCTCTCCGCGGCATAGGGGGTGCAGCACGGGACATCTCTGGTTGGCCCACGGGTGCCCTGCCGCTGCTGCCGGGATTGCGGTCCACGCCGACTGCTGGAGCGATGCAGCCCCGCGGTGGCCCGACTGTCGTTTACAGTCCGAACATCGCCGTGCAAATAGACGGGGAGACGCTGGCGCGGATACTCGGCGAACACATGGTTGACCAGATTCAGATAGCGCAGGGTATAGCGTAGTGATTTCCGGTCTGCCGCCCCTAAAGTGCATAGCCCGCTATGAGTACGCAGCGGATGGTGGCGCTTACACCTTCTCGGGCATCCTCGCGCTGATAGCCACGCTGCCGTTTGCGGCGCGCCACATCGTGCTGACCGTCAACGGGCAGTCGGACCAGGCCAACAACGACTCCACGTTCACTGTTCAGGTCAACGCTGACGCTGGCAACAACTACAACATGGAGCGGCTGAGGGGCGTCGGTGCTGCTGCCACATGCGCCCGGTCGGACAACCAGACGGCATGGAACTTCGCCGTCCCCGGCGACGCCACAGCCAACAACTTCGGCGGCGGGCAGATTCTGATCGTCGATGCGTTCGGAGGCAGGGCCGACAACAACTGCCTAGGACTTTGTGGCTCCACGGAACAGCGCGTGCAGGCAAGTGTGCAGCGACGCAATAACACGGCGGCGGTAGACAGTCTGACCGTTCTGGGAAACACCGGCTTCAAGGCTGGCACCATCCTCGAACTGGCCGTGGTGGATGAGCGGTATCTGGTGGCTGGCGGCGAGCAGATACTCCTCGCTGATGGTATGTTCGCTGCCGTGGACAACCTGCCTCAGGTGCCGGGCGACCTCAGCATCATCGCCAACGTTCGGACCAGTGCAGCGGCCGTAGTTGACTACCTCGACATCGCGCTCAACGGAGATGCTGTTGCCGCCAATTACCCACGGCAGGCCCTCTATGGACTGGACGCTGGACCGCCCGGAGGGGCGTGGGGGAACAGCCGCAACATTGCGCTCGCTGTCGGTAACAACGCCACCGCGGATGTGTTCGCCCCGGCGTGCATCGGCATCAGCCAGGGCGCCCTTCCTGACAACTATCCTCACGTCGTCGCTATCAGTGGCTATCACAACTTCGTCGCTATCAGGGCTTGGGCGCACGAAGTTTCGATGTACCGGACAAATAGCGAGGCCGTTCATACAGTAGAACTGAGTCCGAACACGGGGCCGAACTTGCTCGCTGGTTCCTATATGGGCGTCTACAAGACTCCGAAGCGCCTGCTGGAGCGGGTGGTGCTGGACGCTCCCGCTGCCTCTATCCTCTTCGACAACGGCGGCGCTGGCCTATCGCAGAACTACCGAGACCTCGGATTCTCGGCTTCTTGCCGGTCGGTCGATGCCGTCGCGGGAAGGAATGGCAAGCTTCGTTTCAACGGCGACGCGGTAGATGCCAACTACAACCTCCAGTTCCTGCAAGGTGCCGGTGGTGCCGCTGCCTCGGGAAACTCAAACACAGCCATCATCACGCGGATTCCCGGCGCTAATCAACCCGCCAACGTCTATGGTGGCGGCACTATCCTCATCCCGGCCTACGCCGAATCAGATCGCCACAAACACCGCCTGTCTGCCAGCGGTAGGCCAGATCAGATGGCCCTGGTCGAGTCCTCCCGCTGGGGCAATCCAGCACCCGTCACCTCCATCGAGTATCTGGCCGATGCTGGGAACCTTGCGGCCGGGTCGGTCTTCGAACTGTGGGGCATCTGCCGGATTGACGATAACATCTGGGCGGAGATTGGGGGCGTAGAAGTCGCAAAACAGAAGGGCAGCCTCAACATCCGCAACGCCATTCAGGAGCGAGCTACCTGTTCCTTCACCGTCATTGACCAAGCCGGAACCGCTACCTATCAGAAGGGCCAGCGCGTCGAAGTCCTCCAGCATTGCCATCCGCTGTTCTCCGGCATCATCGATTCCGTTACGCGTACCAAGCTCAACGAGACGACCACGGTCCACCATGCCATCAGAGCCGTGGGGTATGAGGCGCTGCTGGATAAGCGGCGCGCGGCTGCTACCTACGTTGCCCAGACCGCCGAGCAGATCGTGAGAGACTTGGCCGCCAACTATATGAACGAAGAGGGCATTTGGCTCGGCACTGTGCACAGCGGGCCGACCGTGCCGGAAGTGACCATCAACTACGCGCGGCTTTCGGACGCAATGGAGGCACTGGCAGAGACGGCGAACTTCGTCTGGGGCGTCGATGTTCTCCAGCGCCTCTACTTCCAGGAAGCCAACACGGTTCCGGGTGCCCCCGCGTCAACCAGTATGATTGAGAAGCGCAGCCCGAAGATTGTGGAAAAGGCACCGCTGTACCGGAACCGCCAGTACGTCCGAGGCGGCAAAGCCCAGACAGCGCTTCAGGTTGAGAACTTCACCGGCGATGGCGCGACGGTTGCCTTCGCTGTCGGCTATCCCATTCACACCACACCCACGGTCACAGTGGGCGGTGCCCCTCAGACAGTCGGCATCAAGGGCATCGAAGTCGGCCAGCAGGTCTACTGGAACAAGGGCGACCCCATCGTGACTTTCGCCGCGGCCCCCGCTGGCGCTGCCGCTATTGTCGTGAGCTACATCGGGCAGTACGAGCCGCTGATAGTGGCCGACGAACCCGGCGAGATTGAGGCGCGGGCCGCGATTGAAGCGGGCACGGGGATATGGGAAGAGATAGACGACGAGGCCGGTCTGACAGACCTTGACACAATCAGGGACGCTGCCATCGCCAAGCTGGACAGGTACGGCGTTGTGGGAGAAGTGCTGACCTTCGCGACGGTAACACCCGGATACGAACCGGGCCAGCGCTTTGAGAACACTTGGCCGTCCGGCAGCAAGTATATGTTGGTGGAATCGGTCGTCATCGACGAGGTTCGGGCCGATAAGCCGCACTTCAAAGTCACCGCGATCAGCGGCCCATCGCTGGGAGACTGGACCAAGTGGTTCCGCAAGGTCGCCACGCAAGAGGGCCGCATCATGGACCGGCTGACCATCGGAGCGGACACGCTCGTTATCGTCGTCGTGCGAGAGTCGGGTAACTGGGAGTGGGCAGAGACGAACACCTTTTCTCCGTTTGCCTGCGAGACTCCCGATGCTGTCGGGCCGCCCTTCTGCGATGTTGGACCACCGTATGTCTGTTGAGGATGCTATGCCATCAAAGCTAACCGTTCCCGTCCGCTGGACTTCCAACGTCCGCATCACCGCCCGTGACCTCAACGGCTGCGTGCTGGACGTGGTAGAGCGAAAGAACCTGATCGTCAACGTCGGCCTGAATATGGTGCGGGATGCGCTGGACACGGCCGCGTTTGACGCCGAGATAAAACGCATCGCACTCGGCACGGACAATACCCCGCCCCTACTCACTGACACGCAGCTTGGCGCTGAGGTGTTCCGCAAGGTCGTGACCTCAAGCTCAACACCTGCAACCGGCCAACTCAACACCGTCTGGTACATCGCACCCGCGGAGGCCGTGGCCGCTATCGAGGAGATAGGGTGGTTTGCCGGTGCTGCTGCCGGTGCCGCTGCGAACTCCGGCATCCTCGTCGCGAGGGTGCTCTACTCGCGCAACAAGACGGCCTTAGAATCGCTCCAAATCGAGCGTCTGGACGCTTTCACGGAGGCTTAGCCAATGCCCATCTACACGCCCACCGCTTGGGTCAACGCCGTGACCGCGAT